TAGTATGTTCATAGTTTTATTTGTTATGTCGTTTTGGATTGTTTGCATTATAGACCTCTCGCTAGTTTTAGCTCTTCATGCCAGATTGTTTGAATACCACCTTGACCTGCTGCCACGTTCAATCCTTTTTTGTCTAGCTCGATTAAAGCGGTTCTGTAATCAACCTCACCATGTTCGTTAGTTGCTTTTGCTAGTGCTTTTTTTATTTGTGCTCTCATGTTTGTCTCCAATGTTGTTTAAAACCCATTATATATTTGGGCCCCGAGTTGTAAAGTGTTAGTTTTGACTTTTTTTAACTTTTTTTAACTCTTCTATTTACATTTGTTTTCTGACGTTAATATATTTCTTTCAAATATGGAGACATTTATGACAATAGAAGAGGCAGCCAAAAAGAGCGGTTTAACCGTTGCAGCTATTTATAAGCAAATTAGGGAACAGAGAGCGCTTGGTGTTCATTTCAAGCGAAATACTATGGGGAAACTAGAGATTGATGGTCGTTTGGTTAAGAGGGTTAAATGACCAGTCTCGATGATGCAGTAAATCAAATGGTTGAGTTTGGGCTTGATGTTGATATTCCAATTATTGACGGAAAAGTTCACAAAGCTCGGTATATGGGCGAGAAAAGAAAATCTGGCTGGTACGTTATGCACCGCTTTAACAATCTTTTCACAGGTAGATACGGTTCGTGGAAAGTTGATGAGAGCGGCAGGAAAGTAATAAAAAGAGTGAGCCTTGATTTAGATAAAAAAGAGTTTGAAAGGGCTCGTAAAATGGCAGCCGAAAGAGCAGAGCTTGAACTAAAAAAAAAGCGTGAATCAGCTAAAGAAGCACAAGCGCGAAGTTTGGATATTTGGGAATCGTGCGAAACTGAGGGCAATTCCCCCTACCTCGACCGCAAACAGATCAAGCCTTTTGGGGCAAGGTTTCATGGTCAGACTTTAGTTATTCCGATGGTCAGGGAGGGGAAAATCAGGAGCTTGCAATCAATTAAATATGACGGTTTCAAGAAATTCTTGAAAGGTGGTGAGGTTTCAGGCTGTTACTACATGATTGAAGGGCAAGGCAAAGTTGCACTGGTCGAAGGCTTTGCGACTGGCGCAAGTGTTCACATGGCCACAGGTTGGCACGTTGTTGTTTGCTTTTCGGCCTCAAATCTTCCAAAAGTTGCACCTTACTTTAGAAAAAAAGACTGTATAGTTTGTGCAGACAATGACGAGGCAGGACTACGCTATGGAGAAATGGCAAGCAAAGAATTGTCTTGCGATATGAAAGTATCAGAGATAGGCGATTTTAATGATTTACATATACAAAAAGGAATTGAAACGGTAAAAGCATGTTTGATATAGAAAAAATTGAGGATAAAGTGAGCCCTATACTTGAAAAACTCAAGGGCATTAAAGAAGAGATTGATGCTAGACGTATTTGCATGGCTCAATTACCATATATCGCAAAACTGAGCGCGATAAACTGGGAGAATGAAAAGCTTGAAATACTGGAAACTGGTCTTATATCAGAATCAAAATTAGATAAAATCAGAAAAACGTCATATAAAACTCATGATGTTGAAGACGCTGAAATTGAACAAGCAAGAGAAAAACTCAAGCGTGTTTTCTGTACCAAGTCTGGAAAAGGGTATTCCTATATGATTTTAGATGGCCATGATTTAAGACCTATCCCAAGTCAAGAAATGACACCACTTATCAAATTAATGTCTGAAGAAAACAAGCTGGAAGAATCAATTATTTATGAGAAAATTCACGCGCATCATGAAATTGAAAACATGACTACTCACATCATGCCTTCTGGAAAGACGCACTACAACATGAGCAAATTGATAAGTGGAAAATACGAGGCCGTTTGTCATGTTTCAATCGGTGAAATGATTCAAAACCAACTAAAAAGGCTCAATGATGTAAAGATAGACAAGGAGTTCGAGCACCAAGTTAGAAGCCAGTGCCAGTACATTTTTGACATATACGAATATGCTTTGGCGTTGAAATTCACTTTTGAAAAGGCAAATTGTATCTGGCTAAGGGAGCACAGTGACACAGGAAAAACCTTTTTTCTAGGTGCAAGAGAAGTCAAAGACTATATCTTTTTTGCAGAATCAGAGATAAAAGAAAACGATTTTGTAGGCGATCCACCTGAACGATGGGGCAAAGCCCTGTTCTTCTTTATTGATGAAGCTAAGAAATTCTCTTCAGACATGAAAAATGCGCGTCTTCCCTACCGCATGAACTATGGCGGTCGTGTCGAATTAGATAAACCTCTACAGATTTTAAGCTCAGACAATGAAATATCTGACTTAACTCAAGGAGTGGATAAACAAATCGAAAATCGAGTCATCAATATTCACTACAAAGGAAAGTTTAAATTAAGAAACTGGCTAGACGAAAACAACATGGACGCAACCACAGCGCAGTACATGTGGCAGAAGATTATTTTACAATTCATAAGTAATAAATTAGAGGAATGGGGGGAGCATGAAAGCCTTCAAGTTGTGGCTTCTGAATATATAAAGAAATTTAAGAAAAAATACAAAACTTCAGAAATGAAAGATTTAAGAGAAAAGGCTCTAGAGCTAACTAAAGACGCAATATCAGAATGTATTGACTCAAATGGAAATCCATCGCAAAAAGTTACAAATGAAAAGCAGGATTATAGAGATTTCTTAGTGATAGATAAAGAAAGTAATTATCATATAAAAAGCCCAAAGGCATTCTTTAAATTACTTTTTTCAAGAGAAGCTGATGAAAAATTTAAAGCATTCTTTAAGTCTTATCCAAATAATGAAGCTATTTCAAAGATATTTGGAGAAGAGTACACGGCTAAAACCATAAGCAAAAGAACTTTTAGAACAATCCAAACACATTTTATTTCAGAAAAATGTAATGAAGAAACTCCAGCAACTGTAGGGGAAAAATGAGTTCATTACATAAATTACATACTTTTTTAAAGAATAAAATATATAATAAAAAGAAACGCATGCACATACACATGTTTTACATATATAAAAAGGAAGTCGAAAATTATGTAATTCATGTTATCTTATTGAAATTCAATGGAGTTTGATGTAATGAAATTACGAGAAATCCAAAAAGAAGCTTTAAATTCAGCTTTAGAGTCTTTCAAAAGCGGTGGAACTTACCATTTGATTCAAGCTCCTGTTGCTTTTGGCAAGACAATTCTAGCAAGCGCGCTAATTCAAGAGGCGGTAATTAAATACGGTGCTCGCTGTTTATTCTTGGCGCACTTGAAAGAATTAATACTTCAGACAGAAGAAAAGTTAAAAGCCTTTGCCCCAGATATTGATTGCGGTATCTGGTGCGGTGGTTTGGGGAGTAAGGAATCGAAGCAAGTCACAATAGGCACTCGACAATCGATTGTAAGGGCATTGAATGAGTTAGGGGTAGTTAACCTCATAATAATTGATGAAGTCCATGTAATGGGCAAAAATGACGACTACAAGAAGATCGTGGATCATTTCTTAAAGCTAAATCCTCGTTTACGGGTTTTGGGAGTGACTGGCACGCCTTTTAGGCTGGGTGATGGGTACATTTACGGAGAAGATAAGATTTTTAAAGATTTAGCACATCAGACCACGATGGACGAGATGATTGATTGCGGTTATTTATCTCCTTATCGGTACAAAATGGCTTGCTCCCCCGATTTGTCTAATGTCAAAAAGAGCAAAGGGGAATTTAATTTGAGTGATTTGAGTAATGAAATGATTAAAGATTATCACATGGGCTCAGTTAAGCAGGCGATTGATGAGCATGCACAAGATAGAAAATCAATAATGGTTTTCGCGGTAACGATTGAGCATGCTGAATCTTTGGCTGAGTTCTTAGGTTGCGATGCGGTACATTCTAAACTCAATAAGGATATTTGGCGTGATCGAGTAGATAGGTTTAAATCAGGTGAGGCCAGAATCTTAGTAAACGTCACTCAGTTGAGTATTGGTTTTGATGCTCCTGCGATTGATTGCGTTGTATTAGCTAGGCCAACTCTATCCCCAGCTTTGTTCACTCAGATGGTTGGGAGAAGTTTGCGTATAAGTGAAGGAAAGGAAAATTCACTCATTTTAGACCTAGTCGGAAACTACAGCAGACACGGATTGCCTTCAAATCCAAAAGTTAAAAATACAGAAGACAAGAAAGCAGAGAAGAAAGAGCAGTCAGAGCGAGAAGCTAATGTTTGCCCTGAGTGCTTTGAGGTTATAGAGTCTAGTGATGTTTGCGAATATTGCGGTGCTGAGTTGATTCAAAAGAGGATTATTGATGAAATTAAGTTGGAGGAAATTAAGAGGAATGAGAATTTGCCCAGGGTTGACATAGCAAGCGAAAAGCCAAACGCTATAACAAAAAAGGGCACTGTTGGTTCTAGATTTTGGATTAGATTAGATAACGGAAAGATGCTTTATAAGTTTTGCTCAAATGGAACAATTAAAATGGAAAAAGAAAGGGCTAGAATAAACTCTTTATCAAAAGGCGATAAGGTAAATATAATATCAACTGCTTACGGCCCGTGGATTGCATAATTAAACGAGTCTGTATAATCCAAGTATAACTATACTGTTCTGGATGGATTATGGAAATTTTTAAATCAATACTTGGGTATGAAGGTTTTTATGAAATCTCAAATATGGGAAATTTGAGGTCTTTAGATAGAACCTGTTCTAATGGTAGATTCTATTTAGGTAAAAATATTAAATTATCAAATGATAAGGATGGTTATTCTATTTGTTCAATAACAAAAAATGGTTGTAGAAAGATGATTAAAGTTCATCGAATTGTGTATGAATCATTTTTTGGAGATATAGAAAAAGGCCTTCATGTAGATCATATTGATGGAAATAAACAAAATAATAAACTAGAAAATCTTCAAGCTATTACACCTAGAGAGAATAATGAAAAAAAATTTCGCGACAAAAATGGTAGGTGCGGATACAAACCTATGGGAAAAAAATTTCAGGTTAGAAAATCTTATGGTGGCATTAGTTATTCTCTAGGTGTTTATGACACTGAAGTGGAGGCGCAAAAAATATATGATGATGCTGACCTTGACTATTGCGAACAAAATAGAAAGACGAGATAGCATGAACGCGCCAAAAGAACATAAAGAACAAAGAGCAGTTTTAGGATGGCTTAGAAAGCGCGGTTATTTTGTTTACGCCATACCAAACCACAAAGAGATGAGGATTTATGATGGCGCTGTCTCTGGACTTCCAGATTTACAAATATCATTAGAAGGCGGCAAGGTTATCTGGATTGAGATGAAGAGAACTAAAGGCGGTAGACTTAGCCAGAAGCAGGTTGAAATTCATGCTTATCTAAAATCAATAGGACATATCGTAATTTTAGGATACGGTGCTAAAGATGCTGTTGCAAAACTAAAACCTCACCTAGAATTGGATTGACTTTGTCTCCAACTAAAAGTCATTGGTCCCGTTAGTTCGGGGCCATTTTTTGGGGGCTGGGTTTTAATAATGGAGACAATGTGGATGACCTAAAGACAGTAACCTTCGAACTCTTGCCAGATGGCCTTCTAATCGCCACACTCGTAGAGCATGAAGTCTCAATGCGGTTTAAGATAAATGGGATGGATTCGGGTAATATCAAGGCTGGGATGCGTAGGATATGCAAAGCGGTTGAGAAAGAATGGGGAGAGGTGATGTTTGCTAATTTTAATCGGGTTTGTGATGAGTTGAGGGAAGGATGAGTTTTGGTAGTTGCCCTAAATGCTGGGAACATGCAATAAATTGTGAATGTAAAGGCTCAAAGATTTATGAGTTGAAAAACAGGATTAGACTTATGATTCAGTCAATCGAATGCGGGGAGCCAGTTGAAGGGCCTTATGGGGCTAAGGGGAATAAACAAGAATATTATCAACCTTTTGTAGAATATTTAAAGGAAGGATTGGAGTTATGATTGATACAAAGTTTCTTAAAGAAAGGCTTGAAGCTCGGTTTTATCCTCATAAGGTTGAGGTTTATTTAACTACAGTTATTCTATTGGTATATTTTGAAAGTGACAAGATAGATATAGTTGACTTCGTTGGCAGAACAGCACCTTATTCAGAGATCGAAAAAGCCTTGATTGATAGCTGTGATAAACTTGATGAGGTGAATTGATGCTTAACTGGCTTTTTAATAAACCTAAGAGTTTGCCGGATCACCAAAATCCACAGCCTACACCGCCTTACTTTGGTCGACTCGTTTATGCCAATTCTGGCGTTGTTTGTTATGTTAGGAATGGGTTTGTTTATAAAATGCACGGGGTAGAATGCACTCATCCTTACAGGGATAACTATTACGATATGAGCGGGGCAGTTCCTAGAAAGGCTGGAAGGGATTACAATTTCATGAATTTAGCAGGGTGGAAATATGATTAGCCTTGCAATCCGTGTGGGGTGTTGTAAAATTATGGGATGGATAGAGGTAGGCCAACAGATTATAGACCTGAGTTTTGTGAGAAGCTTGTAGAGCTTATGAAGCAAGGGGCAGCTATCGAAGAGCTTTGTCTTGAATTTGATGTTTGTGAGAAAACTTTATATAATTGGTTTAATGCTCATCCTGATTTTTTACAGGCCAAAAAAAGAGGGGTCGCGTTCTCCAAAGCTTGGTGGATGAAAAATGGGAGATTAAACCTTGAAAATAAAGAGTTTAACTACACAGGGTGGTATATGAATATGAAAAATCGTTTCGGTTGGGCTGACAAACAGGAAGTGCAACAAGATATAACTAGCGGAGGGGAAAAGCTTGAACTCCCCATGCACACTTTTATAAAAACTGGTGATTGATATTTTCAGAGAAATACAAGCCTCTTTGGTCTGAAAGTTATCGATATGCTATTATTTCAGGCGGTCGGGGTTCGGCCAAGTCTTTCACTGTTCAGACGTTTCTTAGAGATTTAACTTATCAAGAGAATCACAAAATAGCACTTACTCGTTATACGATGGCGAGTGCTGAAAAATCAGTGATTCCAGAATTTACAGAAAAGCTGACGATTGAGAACGTTGAGAGTCATTTTCAATTAACTGGAAAGACTTATGAGAATCTAAAAAGCAATTCAGAGCTTTATTTCATGGGGCTCAAGACAAGCTCAGGGGTTCAGACTGCATCATTAAAATCAATTCACGGCCTTTCGACTTGGTACATGGAGGAAGCTGAGGAACTGATTGATGATGGAACGGATGAGACCGAGTGTACCTTTGATAAAATCGATAATTCTATCAGGACGAAAGGGGTTGAGCTTAGAACAATTTTAACTTGGAATCCATCGGACGAGGATAGTTTTATTTATAAACGGTTCTTCAAGGAGCGAGGGCTTGATATTACCTTTAATGGCTTGGTTGATGATACGCTTTATATTTACACGACATATCATGATAATCTAGCTAATCTACATCAGTCTTTTATTGATAAAGCTGAGAGAATTAAAGATGTTAATCCATCACGGTACGATCATATTTACATGGGTATTCCAATCAAAGAAAACCCGTTTGCATTGTGGAAGCGCGATACAATGATATCGCCTTATCGAGTTCTTAGTCCCCCAGATTTAAGGCGTATTGTAATAGGTGTTGACCCCTCTGTTTCCTCAACTGGCAGACAAGATGAATGCGGAATTATCGCTGGGGGGATTGGGTACGACAATAACGTTTATATTTTAAGAGACATCAGTGCTATTCTGTCACCTGTTGAATGGGCTCGTGTTGCTGTTGGTGCTTATAAAGACTTGAGAGCAGATTGTGTTGTGGCTGAGATAAATCAGGGCGGTGACTTAGTAGAGCTTAACCTTAGAAGTGTTGACCCGAATGTTCCAGTTGAAAAGGTTAGAGCAACAAGAGGCAAGATATTGAGAGCTGAACCAGTTGCGGCTTTATATGAACAAGGCAGGGTTCACCATGTTGGGAATTTCAAAGAGCTAGAACAAGAAATGATATCTTATACAGGAGAGAAAGGGCAAAGCTCACCGAATAGACTCGATGCTCTAGTCTGGTTAATATTTGAGTTAGCTTTGAAGGACGACACAGACCTATCAATTTCGTTCTTATAGTCTATGTATTTGCCCGATACCTCAGATAGTATAAAATAGAGGTATGTGGGATTTTCTAACCAGAAAACTTAATTTCAAAGCGTCAGTCGGTCAGCAACTTTTTACC